TCGATAAGGATACAAAAGAATGTACTGGAAATTATTATGTAAGTTCTAATTCTGAGAAAATCCTTAAAATGCTCAAGATTATAAATTCTAAAATGCCTCACATTACTGTTGTGGTTATTGATGATATGCAATATATATTATCATATGAATTTGTAGATAGAGCTACAGAAATTGGGTATACTAAATTTTCAGAAATTGCTCAGCATTTAATGGAAATTTTAAGGTATGCAGAGCAAATGAGAGAAGATTGTACTATGTGTTTTTTAACTCATAGTGAGAATGTTGGTACTGAAATCGATCCAAAGTATGTTATCAAAACTGTTGGAAAGTTGCTTGCAGAAAAGGTAACTTTGGAAGGTTTATTTACTTATATGTTCTGCACTAAAGTTGAAGAAGGAGATGATGGCAAAATGCGTTATAAACTTATTACTAATAATAATGGGCAGTGTTTAGCTAAAACTCCTATGGGTATGTTTGAAGAATTAGAGATTGATAACGATCTCAATGAGATACTTAAAGCAATTAAAGAATATGATGAAGAATGATAGAAATTCAATCTGCTAAATTGGTATTATCTCTGGTTGATACAGAAACTGGAGAATTGATTACTAGAGAAGCTACTCTGGGAGATTTTAAAGAAGTTAAGAAGTCTACTTCTACAAGAACTAAAAAGCCTAAAGATGATGGCTCTACTGAACCGAAAGCTGAATTACTAGAAGGTAAGATTCAGTTAAATAATAGAGCTATGGAATTAACTGGCTGGGAAGCTGATATGAAAATTGATATCCGTTTCGAGAAACAAGGTAGAAAGATGACTCCTATCTTATGTGAAGATCCTTCTAAGGGTAATCGTCTAACTAAGACTAACACTATTTCTTGCAGAGGTTCTAAACATGAAAACTTATCTGAGTATGGAACCATATTCGATTTAGTAGAATATGATGGACATCCAGGATGGTTTAAGCTCTTAGGTAATGCTCCTGAAAAGGAAGATGATATAATTGATGTTCCTGAAGAAATAGCTTCTGATGAAGATTTAGATGGAATTGAAATAGACGATGTTGATTTTGAATTATAATGATTAAAGAAATTGTAGAGCAATCAAGTAGTAGATTCTCAGAGTTACATCTGTCAGGTACTACTACTGATTCAGAAGGTTACAAGAGAATTAAAGTTCATGGTGGACTTAATGGAGATGGAGAATGGAGAGATTATATTTCCGATATATTAGATTTAATTGATAATCTTAAGGAAGTATATGAAACAGTTCTCATTGTCGATTTCCAAATTGATTCTCTTGATGATGTATTTACTGTAGAATTTGCAGTAAAAGATCTTATTGAAGATTAATGAGTCTTCAATTTACGATGTAACAATGTGTTAATTTATGAATTTTAATTTTAATTCTCTTTCCGAACAAACTTTCACTAGTAACGCTGGACAATATCTTCGTCCATATGAGATCTATCCTGTTAAACTGACTAAAATTGAGAAGACAGAGCTTAAGGGTTCCAAAGATCCAAATAGTGTGTATCCTATTGTTGCACTTGAGTTTACAGGATGTGGTGAAAATAAAGGAAAGTTTACTACAAATCTGTTTATTCCAAATAAGGAAGATGATTTAAAACGTCCTGTATATAAGAATGCAGAAGGTCATGAGTATGAAGGTCCCTCTTCATTTGAGACTTTCCAATATACTCTGATGCAGATCGTTCACGAGCTTAATCCTGCTGGAGAAGAGAAGATTAAGGCTAATGCTTCTAAGATTAAGTCTATTGATCAATTCATTGATTTAATTATCAAAGCTCTTCAGGGTAAGGAGAACGTTGAAACTCATATCAAGTTGATAGGTCGTAATAACAATGGAAATGTTTATGCTGCACTTCCAAGAGCTTGTGGTGTAAACAGAGAAGGAACGGCTTATGCTCGTAAATTTATTGGTGATAATCTTACATTTGACAATTATGAATTAAGTCAAATGAAGCAGTATCAAAATGCTAAGCCTACTACAATGAGTGATACTCCTGATACTAAGGATAGTGACGATGTTGACCTTGATGACATTGAACTTTAATTTTGAAAACTAATAGATTCTTAATATTTTTAGAAAAAGTTTTCTATTATGTATTTTTCAGCATTACAACCTACGATTACAAAGGATTACTTATTTTCTAAAGGTATTAATCAGGAATCTATAATGCAATATTATACTGGACATGATGTAAATAGCAAAAAGCTATTTACATCTGTCCTTCGTAATGATAATCATGTTACTGTAGCTTACTATAAATCTAAATCTGGAATCCTTTATATGCACGACTTTGCTACAAACGAACATATTGATTGTTGGAATGTAGTAATGAGATTATTTAATTGTTCATATCATAAAGCACTTAAGATAATAGCAGAGGATTTTGGATTAATAGAGAGTACTCAGGAAGTATTAAAGTCTTCTATCCCTAAGATTATTCCAGAACTTCAAGAAACGGAATCATCAAAAATTCAGGTTAAAATTAAAGATTTTACCGATGATGAGTTAGAGTGGTGGAAACAATTTGGGATTTCCATAAAACAACTCAAAAAGTATCATGTTTATTCTATTGAACATGTATTTTTAAATGGAGAATTAAAGTTTAGCAGTTCTAATAAATGTCCTATTTATGGGTATTATTTTGGAAAAGATAAAGACCATAATGAGAAATGGAAAATTTATTTTCCTTATAGACAAGAATTTAGATTTCTAAACAATATAACTAAAAAGAATCTTCAAGGTTATAAACAACTTCCTAAAACTGGAGATTTGTTAGTAATAACTAAATCTATGAAAGATTGTATAAGTCTTAATGGATTTGGTATTGCAGCTGTTGCTCCAAATTCAGAATGTTTATTTGTTACCGATAAACAGCTTGAAGAGTTTAAAGAACGTTTTAATCATATTCTTGTATTATATGATAACGATAGACCTGGTAAACATAATATGTGGTTAATTCGTAAACAACATCCAGAACTTAATTATTTCTGTCTACCTTGGTATTTAGCTAAGGATTTTACAGATTCTATTAAGTTAGTTGGAGTTGAAAATATGAAAGAATATATTAATGAATTTATGTCTAATTATAAATTTAAATGAAATTATGATGAAAGACACTAGAACTCGTCCTTATTATATTATTAATCCTAAAAAAACGTTCTCCAGAGATTATGTCTTTTAGTGTTGAACGTTTATGTTTAATTATAAATTTAAATAAAAATTATGAAAACTAGAATTTTTGCAATTGTTGCACAAACTGGAAGTGAATATAATACTATTTCCCCGGTTATAATTAGTTTAAATCCAAATAAATTAAAAGAAATATTGAAAACATCTAAATATTCTAATTATTATATGGATCAAGAAGGAAACGATACAAAATTATGTTTTATGGATTTAGATTTAGATGTTGTTTTTAGCGGAACATCTTGTGAGGGAGAATCTTATGATCTTGATTATAAGTATGGCTGGATTACTTATGACGGAATAGATAAAGAATTTACATGGAGAAATAAAATTACTAATGAATTTGATCCTAATTTCGAAGATCAGAATAATCCAGACTATGATAATTGGGAAGATGGATTCTGGTGTAAAGAATATAAAGACGGAATATTGATTAAAGAATATTTTGACAATTCTTATTAATTGTGTAAATAAATACTTTAAAATGAAAATAACAAAAGACAACATTGAGAATTTACCCATCAAAGATGGTAATAAATTACTTTTAAAAGCATTGTTACAAGATGTTGATGAAATAAATCATAAATCTAAAAAGAAAATTTATATAGATTGGCAAGATTTTCACAATGAATATTCTCCAGAATGGACAGAGCCATGTCCAGATTTTTATGGATCTTATACTATAAGAAGGGAATCTGATGATGATTTAATTGGAGTAGAAATGACAATTGATACATTAGATTATTCTTTATGTATGTTATATGATTATTTAGAAATAATATGAAAAAGTAGAATTTAAATACATCAGTAAAAATTACTGATAAAGGAGGACACTCTTGTATCTATGAAAGTATAGAACAAGCTAGTGAAATGACTGGATTAAGTGTCCAAACACTAAAAATTAGAGCTAATAAAAATAGTATTCCAAAAGATGGAATAAAAGTTGAATGGATAGATCCACATACTAAAAGATCTTATTAGGCTTCGAAAAGTAAGAGAAAAGGAAATGCTTACGAATTGAAGATTATACATGAATTGACTGACTTAGGTTTTGAAGGCCTTAGGTCTTCTAGAAGCGAGTCACGTAATCTTGATAATGCAAAAATTGATATTGCTGATACTTTAGGAGTATTAGATTTTTATGGACAATGTAAACGCACTAAAAATACTCCCAATATAGAAACAATATCTGAAGAATGTCCTTATAAAGATAAACCATTGATAATTTTTTGGTCTAAAGAGAGTGATAAGCAACAAAATAATGAGTATGTTTTAATGCCTAAAAGTTATTTTTATAAAATAATTAAAAAATAATTTTTTGAATTAGTATTCTTCCAGTATATATTTGTACTATGAAATAATAAAATTTTTATAGTATGGAAAATAACTGGAAGAAAATTAATTTAATTAAAAAATTAGAAAATGTAAATGATTACTATTTGATTAATCAAGATGGTCAAGTTAAAAGAACAGCTTATAGTTATACGGATAAAAATGGAGTTAATTATAACAAAAAAGAAAAAATATTAAATCCTATTTTAGATAGAGATACTACTGCAAGAATTAGTATTATTACTAAAGATAAAAGAAGTTTAAATATATCTATTGGATATATTGTAGCATCTTTATTTGTAGATAATCCTAATAATTATACATCTATAGATTATATCGATGGAAATCCACATAATTATAAGTTTAACAACTTAAAATGGGTAGATGCAACTACTGATTCATTATATGATGTTGTAGAATCCTTAGAAGGAGAAATATGGAAATCTATAAAAGATTTTCCTAATTATAAAGTAAGTAATTTAGGAAGAGTTAAATCTTTGCCAAGAAATTCTTATCAAACTAGAGATGGATATTATACTGTTCCAAAAAAATCGCAATTAATTAATCCAATACTAGAGGAAAGAAGTGGATATTATATTGTAGGATTAAGTCATTATGACAATAGAGCAAAAATTGTTACTAAAAGATTACATAGATTAGTAGCTGAAACTTTTATTCCAAATCCAAATAACTTACCACAAGTTGACCATATTAATCATAATAAAAGTGATAATTCCGTTAATAATCTACGTTGGGTAACATCTAAGGAAAATTGTTTAAATGGAGG